TCGTGTTCAAGTTCTTGGCGGCGTTAAGTGGGGTGATGCTAGATGCAAGGTATAACCGAGTACGACCACAACGGCGTTCACGTCCTGCGCATCCACTATACGGCAGACCCGGCTAAACAAACTAAAGAGTGGATTGACGAACAGAAAAAAGGCACTACCGCGGCGGCATGGGAACAGGAAATGGAGATAAACTTTAACGCTATACAGGCTAAAGCTTGGTTTCCTGAGTTCCGCAGAGACTTCCATGTTGCCAGAGAACCGCTACAGCCTATACCGGGAAGACCAATACTGAGAGGTTGGGACTATGGACTTACTCCTGCGACTGTGTATGAGCAGAGTACGGCTAAAGGCCAGATACTTGTTCTATATCCAGAATTGCAGTCATGGGATAATGGTATTACGGCTCATGCTAAAGTAGTTAAGTCAGAGAGCCAGACCTATTTCCCGCAACATAAATTCACCGACTACGGAGACCCCGCAGGAAATATCCGGGCGCAGACTGACGAAAAGACATGCGTACAGATACTTGCTAATGAGTTCGGAATCAATGTCATTAATGGGCCTGTGTCAGAAATGGCTAGGCATGAGCCTGTACGCAACCTATTGACAAGCCTTACGCCTGATGGTCAGCCTATGCTGTTGATAGACCCTCGCTGCACATGGCTTATCCAAGCTTTAGAGGGTGGATATCAGCATAAAAAGGTGGCAGAAAGATATATAGATGAGGTTGCAGACAATGAGTATACGCATATTGTCGATGCGTTCATGTATCCGGTTGCTATGGTTGCCGGTAAAAAAGAACAGAAGACATGGAAACACACGATAGGAGGGATTTTGTAATGAGCAATACTAATAAGCCAAAGGAGACATCAGATAAACCAAAAAAGCCAGACAAGCCTTTGATGCGCTATGGAATGGGCAAGGCCAAGATTTGCAGATAGGAGGGGCGCATATGTTACAAACGCAGAGCAAGCCAGTTATAGACTACTTCGCGGGTAGCGCAAACATTACCAAGGCGCTGCCGAGTGGAGCGACTGGATTTAAAATCGCCAACGATGGAGACAGTACATTGACGTTCACGATCAATGGATTAACCATCACAGTTAAAGCCGGTGAAACGGTAAGCGATGATTTTCGCGAGTTCTTTACCGTAACGGTAACAAGCACGGTGGCGTTTAGGGCGTGGGTACGTGGCTAAGATTAGCGAAGAAAAACAGCAAGAAAAACAGCAAGAGATACTTGCCAAGCTCAAGCCAGACCATGATGATGCAAAGAAAATCTACAGCTCCTATCTGCAGAGCAAATACCTGGAGCGGCAGAAGATCGTCGAGTCCAGGCGCGAATACTACGATGCGCAATTTAAGAGCCTTAGTAAAATCCCGATGACAACCTCCGAAGTTCAGGATACCGTCATGTGGATCATGCCGGCGCTTGTAGAGACGTTCAGCAACAGCAAAGATGTGGTGTCCATACAACCGGAAGGCGGCGAGGATCAGGAACGGGCTGAAAAAATCCAGGAGCTGCTGAACTTTCAAACTGAGCGGCTGAATGACGGCTTCATGAATCGCTACTTCTGGATGCTGTCTTGCCTGCAGATGAATATTGGCTTTATCAAGGCTTCTTGGGATCAAGAAAAGACCAAGACCAAGAGTGAGGCATATATGGACGCTAACGGCCTAATGCAGCTGCCGCCGAATATCACGGTCAAGAAGCAGGAATTGCATATGCCGGGCGATGGTGTGTACACGCAAGATGTGTTCAAGGTTAGTCTTGAAGAAGAAAAGACTATTCGCAACCAGCCCCGGATCGAAGTTCTGCCGGTGACTGAGGTCCGTTGGAACTCCGCAGCCAAACGGCTGAAAGACGCTAAGTATGTCGAGCATAAAACCAAAAAGACCCTCAACTATCTGTACCAAAAACAGAAAGCGGGGGTCTATTTTAATGTCGATCAAGTCCAGGAATACGTTGGTAAGCCCACTCATGACACGCTAGAGCAAAATCAGAACGGCTATATCAATCAAGTCATGGACTATGGCAAAGACGACCTGCGCCGCGATATCGATATCTACGAGTGCTATACCGAGTATGACTTAGAGGGCAAAGGCGAGCTCAAGCCGTGGATATTTACCGTAGCCGGTGAATGTGACGTATTGATTGGCGTGCAAGAAAATACGATGGGACGTTTGCACCCTATCTTTGATCTTGTCGCCATGCCTGACCAGTTTAACGTAGTGCCTAATATCGGCTTTGTTGAGTTAGTCGGAGAGATCCAAAGCATTAACACGGCGCTCACTCGACTGATGATTAAACACCTGATCAAATCTAACGCCGGTAAGCGCTTTGTTAATAAGTCAACTGTAGACCAGGATGACATTCTAAACGAGGCCGATGATATCGGTGTTGAGGGCGACCCCAGAACGGCGGTATATCCAATGCCGCCAACGAATCTATCACCGATGACAATGCCATTCTTCCAGATGCAGCAGAGCAGCCTAGAGAGCAAAGTAGGTGTGACCAAATACAACACCGGTACAGACGCTGCGAACCTTAACCCCACGGCGACAGGGGTCACGGCTTTGATCGATCAGGCAAATAAAAAGATCAAGCTAATTGCCCGCGTGATGAGCGAGTATTACCGCGAATTTTACCGTTTCCTTATTTCTCTCAATCAGCAATACATTGATGAGCCGCAGGTTATCCGCTTGACTAATGGCACAATAGAGATTACACCGGATGATCTTGAAGGCAAGTTCGACCTGATTATCAGCACAGGATTAGGCGGATCTAACAAGCAGGCTGAGATTCAGTCAACACAGTTGTTAATGGGGGTACTTGAAAAAGTCGGCATGCAGTTCCCCGGTATGGTAACACCGGATAAAGCCTTTAACCTGGTCAAGATGCTGCTTGAGCAACTGGACAAGAAGAACGTTGAAGACTTTATCAATGATCCGCAGTTCGCCCAGCAAATCCAGCAGATACAAGCAGAAAATCAAATGTTGAAAGCGAGGTTGATGCAACTTGGAGACGCAGCAGGAGCGATTGCAACGGCTGGAGCAGGCCAGGCAGCGGGGAATCCAGGCGGAGGCGGCGCAGGATTACCTCAACCGCCTATGCCAGTCAATCCGGCAGGAGGAATACCGCAAGCTGGAACAAGCCCGGCCGGAGGAATTAATCCATTCGCAGGCATTGCTCCGAGCCGTTAGCGCCATCGAAGGCAAAGTGAGGGTGCATATCGACGATGGCAGAAAGGCGATAGATTCAATTAAGCAGATTACCGATTGAAAGGAGCAATAGTAATGGGAAAACTTGATGAAAACCTAAATCCGGCTATTAGCGAGATGCCGGCGGGAAAAACGCTTGATGTTGTCGATTTTACTGATCTGAAATTCAAGGTTCCGGATGTAAAAACGTTCGGTGATCATGACGCGTTCAAACTGTTGTGTAAAGCCTCCAGCGAGGAGCAAGGCTGGATGAAATCTACTAAGGTATGTAATGTTCCTTATGGCTGCATCGTACAGGTCAGCACGCTGCTGAGCAATCCTGACGGCAGTTACTCAGTTGCAGAAGCGTTATGCTATGTTCCTGACACCCAGATCAATACCGATAAAAACATTCCTAGACTAATGACAACTCGATAGGAGGATAAACATGGACATTACTACCAGCGTGCAAGCGGCTGCGCCCACGCCTGAAACAACGGTGCAAGCTGCAGAGCCCACCTATGCTATCCAGGATACACCAGGCGGGAGAAAACTTGTTAGAGTGGAACCTGAAACAAAGGTTGAGCTAAAGGCAGAACCTGCGGCAGAACCTGCGGCAGTACCGCAGACTGAACCGAAGGCAGAATCTGCCGCGCCCGCTCCGGTGCAAGAACCTCCCAAGACCGATACAACCCCCGACCCAGAACCGCCGAACGATGCACCTTACACAGCCGAGGAACTGGCCGAGGCGCCGGATGTTAGTAAGTTAGATCCGAAGCGTATACCGGAAGCCCTTCAACCTGTGTATAAAAACATCATTCGCGGCATGAACCGTAAATTCCAAGAGTTAGCAGCTGAAAAGAAAGTACTGTCTGAGATGGCTGATGCACTCAAAAAGCCGGAGCCGCAGTTGCAGCAGCCAAACCCCAAAGACTTCTATGCTCAGCGGCATAATTTTATCAAAGCCAAAGTGGAAGAGATTTTTCAGGGCGAAGAATACAATCCCTTTGCCTTCCCTGAACATCAACTAGCCTACAACGATATTGAGTTCAAGCTAAAATCGTTGGAGCAACAGAAACAGGCTGATCAAGCACAAGCACAAGCGCAAACGCACGGGCAAAAAGTAGCTGCTGTCGTTGAAGAGTTGCAGGCGCAGCCCGATTGGCAGGACGTTCTGAACTTTGCCCATGACAACCTCCCCGCTAAAGAGTGGGAGGCGGGTGACGAGCTGCTAAAGAGCGGCGATAAAGAAAAGGTCATGGCTAAGTATAAGGAATGGCGCGATAAATTCTATGGCGTATCAAAGCCCGCTGCGCCGAAACCGGCAAAGCCGAAACCACCTGTACTGGAAACAGGCGGTAAAGGAGCTGAGCCGACGCCGCAAAATGTCCCGCTAAACGGTGAATTTCTGTCCAAGTTCCGCAACGCGAACCCCCAAGACAAAATAAAAATGATTTCGCAATGGCGAAAATCACAAGGAGGCTAATGAATTATGGCTGATGGAAATACCACGTATACCGCAGTTGGCAACAAGGAAGACGTAACCGGATTGGTTGTCAATATCGCGCCGGACGAAACCCCTTTGTTCTCAATGCTCCCGGAAGGAAAAGCAATTAGTACTAAGACGGAATGGGTAGAGAAGACCCTGCGCGCCGCAAAAGTCAACAAAACGGTTGAGGGTGGCAATCTGACCACTGATCATGTAAAAGCCCGTACG